AACAAAATAAGGGTACAAAAAAACCCCCTTTTTACGGGGGGTAAACACAGATTAAAATTATTTATTTGGGGTTTTCTACACTATAAAATTATTTAAAAAGATATCGTTTGCCATTTGTACATGGTCGTTAATTGTTTCCATATGGTAGACGTTGCATTTACTTTGAACCAATTTATTGTAATAGTTGTCGAAATGGTGCAAATTTCTAAAGCGTTTTGTGACCGTTACTTTTTTGCCGTTTGCCATTATGTAAGATATTTTTTTTGTTTCCATGGGTTTTAATTGTTTTCTGTCGTTAGATTATAAAGGTAATTTTTCCAACATTCAACACTACAAAAGTGCGGGTTTTCTGTTGGTTCATTGCAATGATCATTTTTGCAATAGTTTATTAATATGTAATTGTCGTTTTGTGGGTTTTCAGGTGAATACATATTGTTAATTATTTATTGAATAGGTAAAACGTTTTAAAATATCATCATCCAATAAGTTCATACAACTTTTGTACAACTTTGTTTTTTTTGGATATCTACAAAATTTAAGATAGGTTTTTTTTGTTCCTGTTCTTTTATACGTTAGTGTAAATTTATATAAGTACATAATATTTGTTTTTTTTAGTGGTATACTAAACCAATTTTGTTATTTTCAATGTTATAATGTTTACTAGCAAATAAGTCAACCTTTGACGCATTAATAAAACCCGCTTCAATTAGTTCGTTTTCACTCTTGAATATTTTTGTGAACCTATCAACGTTTTCATTTATTAGGTCAACTTGTTTACCGCTATCGGAAAAAATAAAACTAAAATTTTCGGGTTTTTCATGGTTTTGATCTTTTACCAATTTTATGCTGTTCGTGTAGCTGTAAAATTTCACGCTTGGCAATTGTTTAGCAATGGTAAACCAATCAAGCAAATATTTTTTCGAGTAATAGTCGCCGCTATCATGCACCCGTAAAAAATTAACTTTTTTTGCTTTTATAGCGTCCACCATGATTGAAACAAAATTTTCGTCTTTTGTCAATTGGTAGCGTTTTTCAAATGCTGGTTTTACATTTCCCCAACTATATGCCCCTTTTTGAGCATAACAAAATTTGATACATTTATCCGCAAATGGGCACGTTAATTTTCCGCTTTGCGTTTTATATGCTGGTATACCAAAGTTGAAAACCCGCAAACCAGTTTCTTTACTAGTTTTTTTTAGTTTCCCATTTTGGGTTAAAATTGCCGTATTTAAGTATTTGTTTGATTTCATAATTAGTAAATGTAAAAGTTAATAATTTGAGCAAATAACCAAATAAAGCAAAGCGTTAAGAATACCTTGCTAATGTTGTCAATTAACTGAATTGTTTTTTGTTCTGTTTTGTTTTCTGTCGTTTTCATTGTTTAAAAGTTTAGTTAGTGTTGAATGTTTACACCCGTAAAAGTAGAAAACCCGTAAAAAAAACAATAGGAAAAAACCATTTTAACAAAACTTTAACATTGTTAGAAATGTAACAAAGTGCTATGCACGCATAGTAAATGAAAAAAAGAAACCCCCAGAAAAAGGGGGTATTGAATTTATACCTATTGAATTCACAAGGTATTGAATTTACACCTATTGAATTTACAATTGTGATGTAAATAATTTTCCATTGAAGGTGAACCACGCTTGAACATGATCAAACCAACTATGGATGTACTCTTCAGTTAGTGTAGCCTCAGCATCCTTCCTAGCCTCTTCAATCCATTTATCGTATAGGTGTTTGGCTATAGTATTAGGATTCTCTTCACCACCATAAATACAGTCGTTAAGTGCCGAGTACAATACCTGATCCATGCAGTATCCGGTAAGTATCCCATCACACTTCCTTAGCTTAGACACTATCTCAGGCTTCAATATATCGCTGTATTTGGACTTTTTTTTCGTGTGGAGGTATGTATCCCCAATAGTCCAGAAGCATATCTTAAAATCGCTTATTTTAAGTCCTAGGAGGTCATAGTAGGCAAATAGGCTTTCAAAACACTCATCAGCCCAAAGATATCCATGTTTTATCACTTTATCTCTTTCTTGATGTAATGCCTCTATTTGAGCCTCCCTAGATAGGTCTTCGAACCTGTATAATTCAATATCGTCTGTCATTATTTCAAAGTAAAATATTTATTGAATATTATTTCTATAACGGCAACAGATATCTTATCGTAGTTAAGCAACTTTAACAATGAGTCCTGTTCAATATCTATCTTTTGAATCTCGAAGTGGCTCTTCAGGTAGTTACACCTTTCTAATCTACCCATCCTTTTTATAGATTCAAATTCACTAAAGTCTATTGCTGTTTTCATGATTTTATCCTTCTATTTTTTTATGGAGGTAATCTTTTATCCTAGCCATCATTTCATGATCAAAAGAATCTATGAATTCGTATGGATCTATGTTAAATGCATATTCTTCATAATCCTCTTCACCTCCAAAGCAAGTAGCGTCTTCAGTATAAAATTCTACAGTCATACCTCTTGAATTCCTCATGGGAGGTATCACACTTGTAATCTTAACATCTCTATAAGTAGCTTTCATTATTGTTTAGTTTTTTTAGTTATTATTTGTCCGTTTAAAGAGTACGTTAGTGTACCATCCTTCCAGTAGATAACAATTGAATCCATCTTATTCAAATCTAATTGTTTTACCGTCTACCTGAATCCACTTCAGTCTATCAAAAGGAATAGATCTGTATCCCTTAGAGTGCATATCGTATACTGGAATCAATTGCTTTTCCTGTGGGTTGTATTTAAGTACCCCACCCTTCAGATGCTTTACTACACCTCTACGGCAATTCATAACTCTGAACGAGCCATCTTTCTTGGTGAACCCTGCTGAGAAGATTTTACCGTCACCTACTTTTTCTAGTAATTCTAAATAAGTCATGTTTTCTTTGTTTTAATGTTTCCACTACAAACATACAAACTATTTTTGCAACTGCCAAATAGAATGTAAAAAAAAAGAAAGCCACTCTTTCAAGCGGCTCTCAACTTCTAACTAAAAACAAACAATTTTTACATATGATAAACTTAAACACTTCAAATATACGAATTATTTTATAATATACATTCCCTTCGGAACAGTTCTTTCTAAAACGTATTGAATCGCATACCTAGCCGCATCGATCCCATGGTTAAAAGTATCAATAGGTTTCATACCTTTGACGTGCCAAGCATAGTTATTGAATTCCTTAACCAGATTTTCCCCCTGTACATTTATATTGTAATCCTGCATAAGTGCAATACCGGTAAGAATACTACCCTTCTTTTTTATTGTAGGTGTTAAATTTAACCCTCTAGTATTAAGCTCGGCAATAAGTCTAGGTTCACTGTTATCACAAACCACCAAACGTTTACCTGCGTGACGAACACACAAATCATATATATTAGATGTCACAAGACCCTTCTTGTAGAACATCTCTTTTAACCATATAATTTTTCTTTTTTTATCTACGGCAACTTCAACTAAAACTGACTCGTCTCGGGAGAATCCGAAATCCAAGCCAAAAATCGATTCAACATCATTATTGAATTCACCAATTTGCCAGTCAGTAAATATAACTCCCTCAGCTCTCTGAAGCCACCCACCAAGGATTTGATGCCTGTATTTATCTGGTCTACGCTCCTTCATATCCTCCAACTGGTCTACGAAAGACTCAGATAGATTATCGATGTTGTCCTCGTATGTTGTATGGATATAAGTTACGTTGTCTTTAGTGCCGTTAAACCCATCAGGTATTCCTCTGTTCTGGAAGAACCTCTGGTATATCCAATGTTCTTTTGTTGTAGGGTTTAGGATTAACAGGACACGATTCCTAGCGTCCTTAGAACGTATGGAGTAGTCTATCTTATCGAATGTCTCTTCATCCATAAGCTCCTCTGCTTCGTCCAATACAAAAGTGTTAATCCCACTAATCGATTTAAGTTTCGCTGTCTGATCTCCAGATGCTGTTTTGATACCTGAGAAATATATAAAGCTCTTTGTGTGCTTATTTTTTATATCATACTTAGTAACATCAAACATATCATTAGCCCCCATCAAATCTATCTTTTCTAGGAATTCAGGGATAATACTCATAGATGCTGAGCTCATGGTATATCGTGTAAACAATACACCATTATTTTTTTCGTATGTCAATAGGTTTAAGAATACTGTAACGGCAAAAGACTTACCTGAGCCTCTTCCACCTGTTATAACAAAATATCTGCTATCACTATCGAATAAAGATGAGTATTTAGGACTTAGATCTAAAGATTCCATCGACATCAAAATTATTAAAGTTATAACCGTATTTAGAGTTTTTGTCAGAATTCAACCTAATGCCCTGCATACTTCCTGTGTTTTTTATGATAAAAAATCCCTTGAAGTGCTCCGAATAAACAGCAAACAGATCAATGAATTCGTTAGTATATTTAGATTTAATTCCATTGCAGAGTGCAACTTGTATTGAATTTCTATCAGTAGGAATTTTACTGGAATATTTCACCTGAACCTTATACAGCTTACCCCCGCCCTCTACAATTATATCATATACAGAAGAGTCTAGCATTGGTTTACTAGGATGTATACCTCTACTTATGCATTCACAAGAAAACAGGTACTCAGCATACATTCCCTTCTCATTACTGTCCATGATGTGTGTATTTATATAACAGTTCCTTTCTGATCAAGTAAGCCTTTTTACTCTTAGTGTCTCCTCTACCAGTGAAGGTTGCATATTTCAGGTTATTCTCTGTTATACACCTTTTTATTTCAGACGGCAAAAACCACTGAAACTCAATCCCATCATATATAACCCAATAGGTTGCTTTAGTGGTTGATAGAGCCGATGGCTTACCGTTAAACTCAATCTCTATTACTATATTGCCAGTATGCTTACTTTTTTGGTCTGACTTTACTTCAACCCCAATACCTATCTCTGGAACGTATATATCCCATTCTTTGAAGTAACCTTCTTGAATGTAGGCTTTAGGGTATTTATTTTGAATCTGTAGCAGTACTGATCTCTCCAGAACCTTCCCCGCTTTCAGATCCTCCTGAAACTGGCTCATTATTTTCTAGTTTTTCTATTCGGTGAAGAGCAACCATGACAGCTTGTTGTAGTAGCTTGATATCGTGTTGCATTTTTACGAGTGTAGATTCTTTCATTTCTTCTTCTCTAGCTCGGGTTTATATCTGTATCCTAGTATTGGATTTATATTATAATTCCAAAAGTCCATTGGCATACTACTTCCCTGAGGTAGCATCCCTTTTGTCGTTGTTTTTAACTTCTTCATGTTCTACATCTATTGTTTTTGGCTTAGTAAAATTTATAACCGGAATATTTACATTTGTATTAACGTCTATTTGTTGCATCTCTTTTGGTTTACCATATCGGTAGTTCATTATGTAATCCCAATGTTTAGCAGAGCCCTCCTTAGCTAACTTAGCAACTTCCATCCACATCTTCTCTTCACTGCCAAATATCTTTTTTAGTGCCGCTAAAGTCAGATTATTCATATCCTTATCCTTGATACTAATCTTTCTTGGTCGACCTTGACCACGACTCACGCCTTTTACCGCACCATTATTCTTTCTACCGTCTTGTTTATTTGGCTCGTCTTCTTTCATTTCACCTCTTCGAATTTCTTAACGGGCTTATCAAGAAACTTATGGGAGTAGCCCCCTTTTTTCATTGTTGCCTTCATGAAAGCGTTAAGCGTTTCTATCTTGTTGTATTCCTCAAGTAAATCATGATACTTGTTTTCTAGATCATGCAATTGTTCCTTCCAGTAATCTACAGGATCAGTGAATTCCCTCATCTCATCCTTGTCGTATTTTTTTATTAGTTCAGAATACAGATCCATTAAATCCCTTTCATAAACACTAACAACATTATCAAACACCCTTAAGCCATGAAGAACCGTAGCATGATCCCTGTTGACAGACCTGCCTATAGAAGCTAAGCTGTGTCTGGTAACCTTCTTACATATCTTGAAGTACAATGATCTGGCATAAACATTATCTCTTCTTCTAGATTTTGATGATAGGTCTATTCCTGTTTTAAATTCAATCTCGTTCTTCAGTGATTCTAGTATCTTCATTTTTGTTTTTTTTATACTTAACGAATGCATCAACGACTCCTTGACAACATTCATAAAATTCTATCTCCTTATAGTATTCAAGTAAGTGTCGAACATCGGTTTCCTGTATTATTCCCAGTTCCAATGAGATCAATATATCATTATAACATTCTTCCTTACTACTATAAATCATAATGTATCCTCATATGCAAAATCACCCAGATCCATATCCTTGTTAATGAAATAGCTCTTGTATATATTAACAGCCTTTTGAACATCATCCCTACCTCTCTCGTAGCTAGATTCAGATACATTATAAAACCCTAACACTCCAGTTCCTTTTTCTACGGCAATGAACCAGAAGTTTTCCGGCTTTATACCAAAAAGTTCACAGTATATAAATGCCTGACAATGATAACCCCACTTCCAAAATGAACTCTTAAAGTTCCTTACATCTGTAGTGGTCTTTAGGTCTACAATGTACCCGTCTCCAAGTATGTCAGCCTTAGCTCTAAATGGAACATCCCAAAGATCTCCAATAGCAGGAACTTCTTTCTCTGTGTGATTAAGCATATCCACCGCCCTAGAGTTATCATAGAATGCCGTAGCCAAGCGTTCCACATTATACCTGTCTCCTTCCGTAAAGACTCTTCCATGCTCAGCTCTGGCATCCTTGAATTTATTAGTGTTTCTTCTAGCGTCAACAAAATACTGTTTCCTGTATATATGGGGTTCAAGTATTGCTGTGTGGAAAAGCCACCCAAAATCAAGAGCGGAACTGTTCTCCTCCTTAGTGGTAAAGGATTGACTGTATGATTTAGGAGAGTCTAATAATCTCTTCACACTACTACTGGATAAAGCGTTCTTTCCTAGGTAGTTGTAATAGAATTCATCATCCATCATGAATGCTAGAATCTCTTCTTTACTCCAGAATTTACCGTCTAGTGTTGTTATCATTTTTTTCCTTTATGTATTGTTCATACTCTTGTTCCATCCAATGTAGATGGATCATTTGTGCCTCAGTAAACCACTCCTCTGGATTCCCGAATGCTAACCTTTCTAGTTTTTCTTTTGTCTTCTCCATTATCTAACGTATTTAAGTAATGATCTAATTGCTTTTTCTAAGCTGTTAAGCGTAAACTTTAATGGAGCTTCAATGATCAAATATATAATCATTGCAATCCCCTCTATTATAAACAAAAAGAACAATAGCAGAAAAGCCGCAGTAATTTTTAAGGCGTTTAGAATCAATCGTACTAACTTCATTCCTATTTGTTTTACTCAAATATACGAGGAATAATTATATTAACAATGGATGTTGATTATTTTTTAGGATTAAAGTTGTCAGACCATATCGATTGACAAACCCCAAACCTCTGATCACGATCTTTGAATTCAGACATCATAGCAGCATTATTCATGCATCTACGATTGAAATCTTTCTTTTCTTCATACTTCTTTGGTTTCATGTTTAGTGGCATATTTCTGTGATTTTAGTTTTTCAATGTATAGTGTCGCATCCATTAACTCCTGCTGGAGATGATTTAGGAATTCGTAAAACCCGTCAGGAGATTCCTCAAGGGTAGTGCCGTATTTGGTTATTCCTATAATGGAACGCATATCGTATTCTTTTTTCACTTTCTCCACGATAGGATCTACCTTTCCGGTAGTATCATCGCTAGTCCAGTACTCTTGATCTATTGGCATATTTATATAAGTAACAAAATTTCAGTTAATTGTCGTACTCGCTGTACACACGCTCCAACTTCTTGTGGACGTTATTAAGAAAACAACTAGTGCAGGATGTTGTATTCGCTTTATCATTGAATACCCTGTTATATATATCCACTAGCTCCTTCTGCTTCTCTACGCTTATACTATTCTTATTAGAGGTAAAGTACTCAGATAGGTACTTATACTCATCCTCTAGCAAGCAGTTGGGTTTCTGGTATGGAAATATCTTATTGAGAATTTCACGTCTGCCACTGCATCCGCAATCTTCACCGGCAATGAATTTAACCGCCCTATCTATACCTACGGCACTCAATACCTTTTCTACGGTATCACCTATCCCTGTTGACTTAGTCCTCCCTCGACCTTTTGTATTCTTCGTATTCTTCTTTGAGCTCACTTTTGACTTTTGCTTTGCCATTTGTTAATGTGTTAAATATTGAACTTAAACTTATTCTGGTTTCTTTTGCTATAGAACGCATACTCTTGCTCCAATAAAAGTAAACATCCCATAATTTCTTATCATACCAATACCAATCACTTGTTATCAGATCTATCTTATCTACGAGTGCATTGAATCTCTCTTCTGCCTCCATGTTATGATCTATGTGTGGGGCATCAACATCAGGATCTATGACAAAATGAGATCCAGTTATTTTATGGAATCTACTTAGATACAGGTTGCGTAATGTAACATAAACATAGAAAGTGTTGACCTCATCTTCTTTATAGAGGATCTTGTTCTTACTCTCTACATATTTATCAATACGAATATACATCTGCTGAACCAATTCATTAGCCTCATCGTTTGTGACACCAAACGACTTAGCCATATTGATCCAATCCTGATGCTTATCAGCTAATAAATCTATTAATCTCTTGGAATCCAATAGTGAAAAGATATGCCTATTATACCTATCATAAACTGAACTAAATGCTCAGTCTCATCTGTTTCTTGGTTATCTGGATCTAGGTCTGTATTCCAGTAGTTTAGACCAAGCATGAATCCGTAGATTGGAAAGAATTGTAAATACATTATAGTGGTGTTATGGTTGCTTCTACTCTTGGGTTTTGTTTATCTATTCCATTGTAAGTTCCTTTTATCTCAACAACTATTGAGGTATCATCAGCCTCTATGCATCCCTTTTCAACTAGTGCATCTTGAAAATACTTGTCTACAACGGATATAATATTCATCAAATCCCTTTTTCTTTTATCTGGTGCATAATAGCTGTATTCTATTTTACATTTACCCTTTATTTTGAAATCAAGCTGAGGTTCTATTTGATCCTTGAACGTTCTCTTGATTTTGTTGTTGGTTTGATAGTGCCAATTCCTATACTGGTTTAAATTCAAATAATACCTAGTAATCTTGGTTTGGATTACAACTGGTAGTTCTAGTTTATATTGATTTTCTAATTTCATCTATTTTTGTGAATGGAGTAAAGTTACTAAAATAATACCTTTGTTCCCTAACACTAAAGTTTATATCACTTACCTCCTGTGGAAAACCTACTAATTTCTGCTTCTTAATCTTCTGTGAACCGAACACTACAGAAGTATCACTCCACTCAACCGCTCTATTCGGTCTCCACACAAACATAACATTGTCAGCTTTATCAGCAAAAGTACCTCCACCTTTTATTCTATTGATATCTGGCTTTGGATATCTGCCGTCATCACCTTTAATTGGTGTTACTTGGTGTGCTACTAAGTGTATTGAAATATTATTATCTAAGGCAAACCTTTTCAGTTCAGACATAAATCTGGATATGTATAAATCCTCACGCTCACCGCTTCTCATTCTATGTTGTACAGTGTTATACGGGTCTATAATCAAAGATCTAATACCCTTTGTTTTAACTAGGAATCTAGCCCTGTCAAATATCTCCTCTAAGGTGAACCCTGCTTTTGGATATATAACGAAGAAATGCTTCTTGACGAATTCCATGGCATTCTCGTATTCAGTCAGACTCATTTGATGTGAGTAATGTGGATCGGCACTCTTGCCCATATACATCTCAATAATATCGTTAAAGAAATCATTCATAGGCATATTCTCAGGAGAAAACACACCAAATCTCCAACCATCATGAAAAGCCTTAATTGTGGCTAATTGATTCACAAATATTGATTTCCCTTCGTTCTGGTAACCCGTCCATATATTAACCTCTCCATTTCTCCAAGTCCAAGCCTTGTCTATAGAAGGAATATAAGTAGTAGTGCCTCTTTCCTGACCATTATGAAAAGAATCCAACATAGAACTCTTTACGTCATCAATAGAGAATATACCCTCTACCTTTGGATTTAAGGCTGTTTTCAGACGATTTCTGAGACTTTCAGTGCCTTCTGCTATAAGTACCTCATTAGCATCCTTAAACGGGCTAAAATCAACTAATAAGCACTTATCTGCACCAAACCGTCTTACGAGCTCTTTTTCTAATACTCTGCCGTTTTCATCGTTGTCTGTTGCTACATATATTGTTTTTGCCGTTGAAAATAAATCCCAACAGGTGTTTAAGCATTCGAGCTTCTTGTCTATGTTCTTGTCACCCTTATTTGGAGCACCCATGTTTACAGAAGTGTGGAAATCTACTCCGGCAACCTCCCAAGACAATGAATCCATTTCACCCTCACATATAACAATTGTATCTTGATCCTTACATTTATCGTAGTTATACACTACGGGTTCAGCATCCTTAGACTGTATAAATCTTTTGCCGTCAATATATCTAGTCTTTGTGTTAATCATTTTCCCATTTACAAAGTATGGGAATATAATAGCCTTGTCATCTCTTGTTGAGACAATCTTGTTAGCGTCAATAACCTCATCTGTGATAGCCCTCTTCTTGAGGAAATCCCTACCCTTTTCAGTTATTCTAGCCATGTTATCTTTCTTGGGGGCTTTGTATACTTTTATTTCTTCCATTGGATTGTTTGTTTTAACAGAACCACTCCATCCACACTTGTGGCAATGATAAAGTCCTGAGTTAGTGTTGATAGACAAGCAGGTGTCTTTCCAATTCTCTTTACCCATCTGAATGCACTTTGGGCATTTAACTTTCTGTTGATTGGAATTACCCTTTATATCTATTCCTAAATTCTGTAAATTGTTTATAGTATCCATATTAGTGTTACACTATTTAGTATATAACATGATGTTATATATTTTATTTATTATATAACAAGTGTATAACATTATACTGCCACTGTGGCAGTTACAGAAGGATAGATTCGTCTCTCTCTACCGTTTTTTCCTATGTATTTCGTTTTACGTGTTAAATAGCCTCTCTCTTCGAGTTTATTTAGAATTCTATACATAGACCTGTCTGATATGCTTAAAGTCTCGCAAATCGCTCTATTTGAAGCGTAGCAGTACCCCCTTTGCTTACTCAATGACTCTATATGTGATAATACAGCTTTTTCCCTTAACGTCATGTCTTTGTCCATTGTTGTTAAATCTATATTTAAGTATCTAGTCTTCTTTGTTTTCATCTTGCTTGTTTATGTAGCAAAAAAGAGGGGCATTGGCAGTACGTTTTCATGAAAGTATCAGTAACAAAACGCTTATGGCTTACCCCTCGATCTTACTACGTTTAATTAGAACGGCAATCCATCACCTGCCTTAGCAGTTGAAGTTTGCTTTTTCTCCTGAGGCTTGTAGTCATCAATCCACACACTGTGCGTCTTTCCATACTCATTAACCTGCTTCAAAGCACCTACGGCTAACCTTAGGTATCTTTCACCATTGTATTCATACCAATGATCCTTAGTCATACTCTCCTTTATGGAGATGTTTACGATATCATAGCTTCCTGCTTTTTTACCGTTTCCTACATACTTTTTTTCACTCATAATTCTAGTTTAATAATTGTTTTTCTACTTCCTTACTAATCTTGTATTTTTTTCTTACGTCTTGTATCTTGAATTTACCAGAAGATATAGCCTTCTTAGCATTGTTGAACTGCTCAGTTCCTGCATTTAACCAATTCAAATCCTCAGAAATACTCTTGCCATGGGTGTTAGTAGCGTCAGCATCTTTATTATCATCAATAAGAAATAATCCACCCAAAGCGTATTTTCTAGCATAAGAACTACTTGATCCAAAAGATTGGGCAATATCCATCCCTTTCTTATTCACATTAATACCTGCCTCTCCTTTACCCTTCTTTGTCTCGTTACCATCTGTCAAGTAAGCGATAGATTCCGCATAAGGAATGCCTACTATCTCCTTTATTTCATCCTCGATAGTCAAACACAGACCAGTCTCCACTAATAGTGGTTTTAAAGCCTCCAAGATGTCCTCTTGATTTCTGTAGTTGTAATTACCAAAGCTGTTCCTTTGGTTTTTAGGTGCTTTCAGTCTCCCCTGAATATACACAAGTTTCTCTGTAAGTGTTTTCATACTTCAAATCTAATAAACATTTCTGTAACTGCCAAAAAAAAGAGCAAGGTAAAAACCCCACTCTTTTATGGAAAACAAAGAAAACACCTTATAAAAAGCGTCTGATCAAAGTTAAGGTAATAACATCAATCATGCAAGTTATTAAATTGTTTCTGTTTAATCTGACGATAGAATTCTTCTGCTATCTGTCTAATTTCGGTGGTGCTTATCACCGATGATTTTTTCAGCACCTCTTGATCCGAAGTATCCAATAAATACAATTGTTAAAAGTTCCTTTACAGTGTCCAATCCATCTATCTGCATATACCACCCACATATAAATGCCAGAGTCAATACTATAAGCGTTAGTGGACGTACATTTTGGGCTAGCCAACCACTTCTTGAGTCTGCTACCCATCTTCTAGTGATACCATCAAATTCATGGATCTCTTGATCTAGCTTTTTAAGGGCAATCTCTTTGTCAGCGTTAGACATCTCCGACCCACCAATAAGAGTCCTAACAACGTTCCCAATGGGAGTATCATCAGCCAAACTACCAACCACCGCAGGTATCTTTTCAAGTAGGAATTTTCCAACACCGGTATCTTTAAACTTTTTCTTAGTTGCCATTTACAACCATCTCTTTGTATAAGTGTTGTGCTAGTCGCACTTCGTTTGGATTGTCTAAGCAGACATCCTTAGTTATTTCTTTGAACTCAGCTATCCTTTCGGTTCTCACACTTGCACAGCTTGACATCGCTGCAACAAGGATTATTAGTACTATTCTCATATCGTTTGTATGTATGTTGAAGCAGTATAGCTTCCGTTAGTTTGTCGATACTTTTGCGTATCTCCTTTAGTTCGTTTCTAAGTCCGTTAGACTTAATCTTTAATTCACTCATTTCTTCTTAGCAGGTTTGTTTTTGCCTTGTTTCTGCGCCCTTGTGCAATGGCTATATTTACCCCTTCTGTTTAGTGACTTCCCCATCTAATGTATTTCCTACTGTGCTAGTTGTACAACCAAACGACTTCAGCGTCTTTTGAGGTATCATTGTCAATATGGATGAAGGTTCTTCCAATTCCCACTCTGTGTATCCCCAACTTGAATATCTCTTGTAATAGATTGTGTCTATCCCTCGAACCTGAACAAGCAATATCAACCGCAAGTCCTGACAAGTGTGCGCTATCGGATTTTCCACCCGCCTTTCGATTCTGTTCCTCCGTACGGAATCCTGAGTTAATATGAATGGGTTTTCCAAATCGTTCTCGAAGGAGGTCAATCTTGTACAAGAAGCCACTATCCATAAACTTGCCACTACCTTCAAGGTCTGGCGAATCAAATTCATCAATCGTAAAGTACTTTAGTTGCATTATTTTGTTATAATTAGTAATAAGAATAAAAGAATTATACCAATAGAAATCACCAAGAATCTATCGTAAGCACTACCATAGTACTTCTCTCTTATCCACTCTTTTGACATTAAATAATATAATCTAATCTTATTCATCATTTACTGTTTTTAAGTGTTTTTTCTGCCATATCTCTGTCATCGTAATCCAATGCAGCTTTCAATATAATCTTATCCATCATATTGTCTTGATTGTCTAGCATTTGCTTTTGTAGGTCTATAATCATAGCCTCTAAATTATCCTTAGCCTTGACCAACATATCTATTTGGTTTTCCTTCTTCTCTAGGTTTTGCTTCAACGCTTGTACATCATCGGGCTTGCTGCCAGTAATCGTACTCACTACAATACCAATAGAAGCAGAGATTGTACCAATCATCATCATCACCACTTCCTTATTTGTTTCCAGTACAGGGTACTGAATTAAGGCAACTATAATACCCATTATCACAAGGAATATGAATAAACTCCCAGCGTAGTGTCTGATTTCTTTGGCTACTCCGTTTTTTGGTAGGTTCATTTAACTTTTTTGTATATGCTGATTATTGTATATGTTATTGCTAATAATAGAGAAACACTCTGCAATATAGGGTTGGCTTCGCTTACACTAATTCCAAGTGCAAATAGGTTCGTTGCTGCTATCTTCAAATCTTCCATTAGTTTATTACTTCTGCGTACAACTTAAATACCTCATCTCCATCTAAGGCTCTATCAAGTATTCTAACTTGGTCTATTTGTCCATTCCAAGCACTATAACCAGATGATTTTCTAGGGGAATTTCCTATTTCAAAATCACTACCACTGCTAAATGTTGTGTTTGTGGTTGTGTCAGCTGTCCCTGCTGAACTTAATGGTGTGCTGTCTAGATACACGCTATATGCTCCATTACTCATTGTAAGTACAAAATGATGCCAAGTGTTTAGTGTGAATGTACCCGATGAACCGAAAATGTTTGCACCCGCACCACCAGTTCTGCCATCTATCGCTACCTCTAATTGTCCATTAGGATGCACTGCAAGATATATATCCTGAGAAGTAGAATCCCAATTACTAAAAAACCAAGTATTTATTGAAATGCTTTGTAGATTTAGCCACATTGATATGGTAAAGTTATTCGTAAGTGAAGATATATTTGTATCAATACTACTACTTCCAGCACTACTTCCACCACTAAAACTAGCAGCATAAGTACCAAATAAACCGCTACCACTTGTGAAGGTTACATTATTAGCAGCTCCATTGTTACTTCCAGTAGAATCATTTGCATTATTCTCTAACTCATAAAAGGCTTCTTCACTATTATCTCCAAATGGGTCAGAAGCATCCTTTGTTATGTAGGCTTGTTTCTCATTGTATAGATTTGCCACTTCGGTAGCATCTAAAAGCAAACCATAAATTCTAACTTGGTCAATCTTACCATCAAAAAAACCACCTGCACCTGAAACATATGCACCAATAGTATCACCTTGACCAGCAAC